GGTTCTGGGTCCTCTGCCGTCTGCGCGACGCCATCTCCTTTTCCCATATGTTTAAACTTTGTTCGCTCTGTGCTGTGATTTCCCCTTCGGAGCCATGTCATCACCTCGCACTAACCCAGACTATTTCAACCACCGCGCTCTAGGTTTCGCCCACGCTCCCTGCTTTGGCTTGCTCGTGTAACAGGGTATTTAACAGGCGACCACCGACGTACCGCATTGCCTGCGAGTTGGGGTAATGGGGGGATCAGAACTAAGACGGCTCACATAAAGCAGTGTTGCTTTAGCATTTCGTCCGATGGTTACATCTGCATTGGCGCTAACCCAATGCCCGTCTAGTTCTGAAAAAGAAAAAGCCACTTACAACTGCCCCGTAGTGGTTCCCCTGTACGGGGCGAGGCATGTGTAAATGGCTTTCACCGTTGACCACTACGACAACGATTGAATTATAAGCACAACTATTCAGGTTGTGTCAAGCAGTATCAAAAATATATTTTCGGCAATAAGTACTTTTTAGCGTATCCGGGGTGCGCCGCAAGCGTTTAAACATCAACAGCGTAACCCGGCGGAGGATTTTTATGCGTTTAAACATTTGCTGCTGGCCAACTGCTGTGTTTTACGCACCTGTTGTATTTTGCTGCTGTTTTGGTTTAAACTTAGGCACTCTCTCCTCAGCAGTTGCCTATGTTGAGCTTAAGCCCTTCCGAGTTTTCTTGGTGGGGCTTTTTTTTGGGGCTACCTCAGGGAGCTTTTCAATGATGATCTCAGAGCGGGGGTTCTCAGGGTCTAGCCCCCAATAGCAATGACGCTCTTTAACCTGACGGTCGTTCTCATATATAAGACCTTGCATCAGGTCTAGGATCAGGCTCTCATCTAGGTCGGGTCGCCTTGACGCATAAAAAATATGCAGAGTAACCCGCAGATCTCCCGTCATTAGGGTAGCAAGTGGCCGGCACTGTTGTTTAAAAACATCAGAGTAACTTAATGCTTTCTTAGACTTAATCAGCCTAGACATACCACCGTAGTGTACAACTCTACGCGAATTAGCCTTTGACGCAGGCTCTCCAAAAATAATTTGTGATAGCACTTGCAATTCTTCTGCGCAATCGCTATTATTGAGGTTCGGATTCATAACAACCTTTGGAGAGTAAATGAAGATAACCAATAAACAGAATCTGCCCGCACCACTAGTGGCTTTGCTGTCACGTAACTACTACAGCAAGGGGGCATCACAGTATAGCGTGACTGAGTTAATGTCGCCACCAAAGATTCGCAGACTACGCGAACAGTACGATGAGTCGATGGAGATCGACGTAACCAAAATGATTGCCTCTCAGCTAGGCACATTCATGCACGGCAAGCTTGAAGCCAAGGAAGTTGAGGGCTACCACAACGAGGAGCGCATCTTTACCGAGATTGATGGCGTGGTCATCAGCGGTGCGATCGACCTACAACAAGTGGTAGATGGCGGAGTTGTAATCATCGATTACAAGTTTGTTAAGGCGTGGTCAGTCAAGCAGGGTAAGTCTGATTGGGAAACGCAGTTGAACATCTACAAGTGGCTTGTGGAGTCTGTCAAGCGTGTACCCGTCAAGGGCTTGCAGATCTGCGCCATCATCAAGGATTACTCTGCACACGACACCTCTGAGGGCTACCCCGAGGCAGAAGCCATCATGATTGATGTCCCAATGTGGGACGCAGTCAAGACCGAATCCTATGTGCGTCAGCGCCTAGATATGCACCGCCATGCCCGTATGGCTCACGATTTTGGAGAAGAGCTTCAGCCCTGCTCCGATGAAGAACGGTGGATGACCGAGACGGTCTACGCCACTAAGAAGGAAGGACGCAAGTCTGCGATCCGTTTATTTAAAACGATAGAGGAAGCCACAGAGTTGGCAGAAAAGGAAAAAGGCTATGTCGAAATCCGCAAAGGCGAACCCAAGCGTTGCACAGGAGACTTCTGTGGAGTCAGTAAGTGGTGCAGTCAATACCAAGGAGAAATCAATGTCCCCGCTTGATTTATTGAAGGTCAACGTCAATGACCACACCGAGAAGAAGAACGGCTTAACGTACCTGTCATGGGCGTGGGCATGGGCTGAGGTTCTCAAGGCTGACCCAACCGCTACGTTCGAGGTCAAAACGTTTGTGAATGAAAAGTGCATGATGATGCCCTATATGGATGTCAACGGCACAGGCATGGTATGGGTCACCGTCACCATCTTTAACAAGCCTATGACCTGTATGTTGCCTGTGATGAATCATCGCAACCAACCCATTCAGAACCCTGACGCTTTCCAAGTTAACACTGCGATTATGCGTTGCATGACCAAGGCAGTTGCCCTGCACGGCCTGTCTTTGTACATCTATGCAGGTGAAGACTTGCCCGAGTCAGATGCTCCAACCACGATGGGCGAGTTGACCAAACAGGAAGACGCTCCCAAGTACGAGAAGATTGTTGCTAAGACTGCACCCAAGGCAGACCAAACCTTGGACAACTCTGACGCAAGTAGGCAATTGTTTGCAGACGGGATGATTGAATACACGTCCCACTGCACCACAGTAGCTGGTTTAAACAGCTATTGGAAGAGCAATCAACTTCAGCTTGACTCGCTGAAGGTGACGCACCCTGACCTCTATCAAGGGGTCTTAACCAAGTTCCAAGAACTTAAAAAATCCTTTTCTAACGGAGAAACTAAATGAGTAATGAGTACCAAGCAAAGCCGGATTCCGGCTCCATGTTCGCAACCCAAAGCAAGAAGACCCCCAAGTCTCCCGACTACTTTGGGACGTTCCATATCAACCTCAAAGACCTGACCAACATCAAGTCTGAGAACGGCCTGACCGTGATCAAGATATCCGGATGGAAGAAGGTTGCCAAGAACGGCAAGACCTTCCTGTCCTTGGCCGTGGATCGTTTTGTGCCACAACAACAAGGTGGTGGACGCTACGAAGACCAATCCCAACAACCCGCTGACGATAGCGACATTCCCTTTTAAGGAGACCACCATGAAAGTTGATTTTAAAAAAGCGCACAACAAAAGCTTGCCCATCTTGAAGTATCGTATCGCCCACCCCGACGCTACGTTTGACGAAATTGCCGAAAGGTTTAAACGTACCCGTGCATCCATCTATTCGTTGTTTAAAAAACACGGCCTCGTTCACTTGCCCGAGCCAACACGTCGGATCATTGAGGATCCGTTTGATATCGGACATGAGATACCCGTGATTGCCAAGCAGGAAATGATTAACTTTGAAGATTTCAAGATTCAACATCCGGAAGAGTTGTATTCAAAGGTCGAGCCTACACAAGGTCAGCAAGTACTGCGTGAAGAGATTGATCGTTTACACGCAGAGATTGCAAACTTGGACATCCTTGATGACGTGAATGACAGCATCATTGCCCAACATGCGGCTGAGATTGAGCAGTTGAAGAGCGACATCATTGGCTACCGTGCAGTAATCTCCTATTTACAAGGACGACTTGATGGCGTTACAGTTTGAAGCCCGTAAAGTTGCGTTGAAGCAAGACCGTACAGGTTTTATTTTGACGCTTGCCATGCATCCTGACGATGTTCCGGAGGAGATCCTCCGTGACTTTGTCGGGACACGGTACGCCTGTGCGGTGGTTCGCATCAATGATGATGAGTCACCGATGGAGTACGACAACCGAGTTAAGAAGGCGGGGATGCTATGTCGGGATCAAGACTTTCAATTCTTTCTAGGAGTTGACAACGAAGATGCTGCGGCTGACAAGCTGTGTAAACACTGCGGTATCGAATCAAGAACAGAACTCAATGGGAATGCCAACGCCAAGATAATCTTTGACAGGTTGGTGGCATCCTATTCAGACACGAAAGTAATCGATGACCCTTTCTAAGAAACTTAAACCCTTCATGACCTACATGGATGACCATGACTACGTCAAACTTAAACGCTTTGCCAAGTCTAAGAAGGTCACTATGGCTAGGGTTCTGCGTGAGGGATTGATCATGCGGATGGCTGAGGAAAACCCTTACATGACCGGCTTCAATGACGGTCTTGATAAGGCTATGGGTCTGATGTCGGCTAACACTGCGGCTCAGATGCGTTTCCCATCAGGCAAATCATTCGCAGAGATCATGACCGACGAGATCATGCAACACCGCATCCGCGAGGTTCCAAATGAAACTGCTTAACGGTCAGCGCAATCAATGTCAGTCGTGCAAAGAATACTTCAACAGTGTTGGAGCATTCGAGAAGCATCGCACAGGCAAGTATGGCGTTAGCCGAAGATGCAGAACTCCCGAAGAGCTTCTGGCTCTGGGATGCAGTTTAAACAAGGATGGGTTTTGGATTACCAAGAAACGTCCCGAAGATTCATACACACCAAGGAGTCAAGATGATGATGACTGAAAAGCTACGCAAGAAAGCCCGTTGCTTATACAACAACGATATGGTTCCCGAACATGTCAATCGACACAACCAACGCAAGTGGGTACGTGCAGTCCTGCGATTGGGCGAGCATTGGCTGACTGCCAAGCCAATAGGGAGACTTGATGCAACCCAAAGTAATTCTTGAGTTTCTCTACCCCGATGACGAAGACAGACTTCTGTTTGCCGTCAAAGGGCCGGAGATGTACAAGGCGCTCACAAACATCAAGATGGCGGTGACCGGTAGTTTTCACACCAAGGCTGATTTAAACGCAGTCCTTGACCGAGTACGAGATTTAACAGACCAAATATTTGAGGAGCTAGGAGAATGACACACGAGGAGAGGGAGATGGATTTAAACATTGCAGACCTAGAGGCAGAGAACCGTAGGCTCAAGAAGGTTGAGAATGCGGCTCGGCTTGTGATGAAGGCTTTCAGTAACAGTATTGACTACGACGCATGGGACAAGGCTCTTGATGCGCTTGAGGCGGTGCTGAAGGAGAAGCCATGAATGAGAAATCAAGAGTAACGACATTGGTGCTTGTGATTCCATTTGTTATTTCAGCTTGTATTCAATTCTTCCCTGCGTGGTTGTATTGGCCTATTGCTGTACTTGGCGGGATGATTTGGTTGGGTGCATTAGTTAGGTTGGGTGATATGGAATGAACAAATCAAAGACACCTGAACCACTGTACAGGCAGTTTGTGCCCGAAGAAGACCGTGGCAAGGTGGCGGTCAGCAAGTACTACCGAGTCAATCAGAACATGGATGGGTTAGGTGTAGGTCTGCATCCATACAACGTAGAGTGCAACATACGAATTGACTTTGGTCAGGATGGTGGCATCTACAAAGTTGAGTGGAGCAACAAAATATTAGGAGCAAGAAATGAGCGAACAAAGTTTAAACATATGGGAGAAGGCGCTGGGGTGGCGCAAGCGGCAGATGATCATGAAACAACTTGATCCTGTCTCCAACAAGATACGTAATGACACCTTAGAAGAGGTGGCTAAAGAGTTTGACCAAATGAAAAACGGTGGCGACACCTCGGCAAGCTTTGCCGCCTACGTCAGAGGTATGAAGAAATGAACGGGTTTGCACAGCAACAGCTTGAGATCGGTAGCAAGCAACCAACACACAAGTTTAAACACTGCGATAAATGCGCAGCCAGCAAACCACCGGAGGGTGGTATTCAGATGAATCCTACCAAGTGGTACTGCGCCCCTTGTTGGGCGTTACGAGCTTCAAGAAGACCAAAGAATTCCTAGCCAAGTGTCGGTTTAAGTTGCTTGTACTAGCCTTGTAGATGTGACTGTAGAGCAACGGAGTTGGAAGGACTTGGCTATGCGGTATTACGACCTTCTTACTCCATATTCCTACCTATGACGGGGGGCATAGACGAATCTACTAACCCCCCACTTTAACTTTAAGGAAAAAGAATGCCTAGACCCAAACCACCATCACCACTCAAAGGCCGCAACATGCGGATGTCTGATGTTGAGTGGCTAATGTTTCAAGAGCTTGGCGGGGCTGATTGGCTCCGCAAGTATGTGAAGAAGAAAGCAAAGTTCCCGCTGCAACACTATGAGTTTAAACAACAGGAGAAATCATGATTCAAAAAGCAGACGATTATCAAATAGATGGCCGCCATTACAAAGACATGGAGATGCAACCATGGGATGTGATGGAGGCAGTGCTTACGCCCGAGGAGTTTGTTGGGTTTCTGAAGGGAAACATCATCAAGTACGCCATGCGGTCGGGACACAAGGAAGGCTCTCATGACTCCGAGAAAGCCCGTCACTACGCCCACAAGCTTTCAGAGTTTCAGGCGTTGCTATGAACGAGTGTAAACGCGAGTACTGCGAATTCATCGGCAGCAAGGCTTTTGAAGACGACGGAGGTTGGAGCTACGAGGTTTGGACAGCAGCGCAGGATGCTGCGTTTAAACGTATTGCAGCAAGGTTTGCTGGTTATGGGGACATTGACTATACCGGCCATGAGATTGCTCGCTACGTTAACTTCTTGGCAAAATCAAACGGGGTCAGTCAAGATGTACCGAAATAAGAAGCTACTTGAGATTGTGCGGGAATCACCCTGTCAGATCTGCGGTGCGCAGGATGGCACGGTGGTGGCCGCTCATTCCAACCAACAACGCGACGGCAAGGGCATGGGACTCAAAGCCCACGACTACCGTATTGCGGCCTTGTGCTACACCTGCCATGCCAAGATGGATCAGGGCTACGAATGGTCAAAGGACGCTAAGTTTAAAGCTTGGGATGAAGCCCATCTCAAAACCATTGGATGGCTTTTTGAGAGGGGTCATCTTACTGTGACTTAGAAATCTCTTTCTTGAAGAGCTTGATCTGAGATGTCAGTTGGTTCTGCGCCTCAGTCAGCTCACTGATTGCGTCCTTCTTCTCTGCGCCTGTCATGTCAGAACTACGCACCTGAACCAACGCCTCACGCAGAGCCTTCATCTCAGACTCAATAGCCTTGACGTAGTCTTGGGCGGCAAACATCGGGGCGTTCTTGGTCATGTACGCCTCAATGTCCTCAATCTTGCCTGTACGCTCTAACAGATTAACTGTACGGACAACTTCATCCACAGAGTTCTTCAGATCATAGTACGCAGACACTGTACCCTTGGCCGCTTTATCCACCGCAAACCTCTTGATGATCGGCATCTGCTCAAAGCGTTTGTCTGCTTTGGGTGATGCGTCGTTAGAGCTAAGGATAGAGTCAACCGCGTCCACAAGGTACATACCCATCGTTCCCGTGTAGCCTTGGATGATGTGATCAACCTTCATGGGGGATACGCCTAGACTGTTGCCAATCGACTGCGCAATCTTTGTTGTACTTGGCCCAACTTGATACTCGGGGGCTACACCCTCCATACCCTGACCGACGATGGGGCGACCGGTAAAGAACGAGTAGTTTGTACGAGCCTCTTCCAACGGCAGGAAGGTCTGAGGTATGGGGTTAAACGCAAAGGTGGACTTAAGCGCACGACCCATAGACTCAGACAAGTCTTTACCTGTGTCATTGCCAAACGAGTACTCAAGGATCCGCTCAGGTATGACTTTAAACAGCACACCCACCTCGAATGGGGTGGGCACACGGATACCAGCGGCAGGGAGTAGCCAATTGTTATCCCGCACCTCTTGCTCTTGACGGATGTACTCTTCGTCATCGTGAGTCAGGAACCAATACATGGTTGTCAGAGCGGTCAGAGTTGCACCACGGATAAAGAAGGTCTTCTGCAAGGCTTTCTGTTGGTCTGTAGGACTCTCTCCAAAGAAAAGCTTGCGGATTGTTGGGCTGACACCGGCACGGTAGAACACATCCAAGCCCTGCATACGAGCGTTCAAGAACGGCACAGCGGCTGTCAGGATGCGAACGATTGCCAAGTTACCCTTGCGGTTAAAGTTCATCACTTCCATCGCACGGTAGATGGCTTCGGCTTCGTTGCCTGTACGCTCCATGACAGACTTGTAGACTGCCATACGGGTAGCGGCATCAGATGCCTCAGTACCACGCTCCAAGCCTTCCCATAGGGAGTTGAATGGACGCAGACCCTTCTCTACACCTGTCTGTGTGCCTGTCGCTCTACGCAGTCTCTTGCCAATCAAGTCACCGCTGGTCTCTACGTCCTGAGCAAACTCATAACCACCGATGACACCGGCTCTCTTCAAAGCTAGGAAAGCGGGGTCTTTACCGCCAATCGCAGAGGCAAAGTTGGAGATAGTTGAGGCCACAGGAGTCATCTTGTGACCGCTAGTCACCCATGCAGACAAGGAGTCACGCATCAAGTTAGCCATCATGAAGCCCGGATCTTTTGTCACCAAGTTACGCAGTGCATTTGCAGGCGCAGACAGGATGCTTAGGAACGGCAACTCAGGTATGTTTAAACTCTTAACAGCGTCAACAAACAATTGATCGGCAACTTCGTAGGACACGGGCTTTCCGTTCTCCAACACCGTTACAGTTCCGGGACGGGCAGTTTGCTTGTCTAAACGCACAGCTTCATCAAGTTGGACAGCAATACCAATCGCTCTTTGAGCGGCAGTGTTCTTCATGCCGGCTTGTACTGCGGCTTGAGTGTTGCGAACAATTGTTTCAAGGAAGTCTGCCAACGGGGCTTCTTGCTCTTCTTTGATGCCTTTAAGCTTCTTAGGCGGTTTAACACCGGAGATGCTTTGGAAAATCTTCGGGCCAAGGGTATCTTGGCCTTCAAACTGACGGTAGAACGGAATGTAGTCCGAGTACCTTGTGTACTCTGCGGCACGTTCAGGCGACAGAACACCTGTGGCAACTTGATAGGCTACAAGCCCGTCGTTGTATTTAATCCAATCTGCCTGTACCTGTGCAAACTCCGGAAACTTACCGGTAACGTTACCCTTGGCATCTACGTCGCAGAGGGATTTTGCATACGCAATTTCAGCGGGCGTATAGGTGTGGTCACGTCCACTAGCCAACAAGCGGGAACCACGTTTAGCACCAGCCCAAAACTGATAGGTCTGGTAAATACGTGGGTCGCCTGTAGCGGCCAATGGCTTGAGAAGTTCTAACGGGCCTTTGACGGATGTGTCGATGGTTGTATAGCCGTTCTTGAAGACGGGGATACCACCTTCTCCGCTCATGCCGATGGCTTGAGACGCAATTGCATTAGCGTTGTCAGACATCAAAGCCGCAGACTCTGCGCTTGCATCAGCTAGGAGGGCGGGGCCACCCATCTGCTCAGCAAGGCGCTTGTCATATGTGCTTAAACGCTGATAACGGTTGAGCCATTGCTGGCGCAGCGCATCTACAGTGTCAGGTGTAAACGCTTGGAATATGCGTTCAATGAAGCCCTTTTGCTCCCGCTTAGTTGCAAGGCGGTCAATGGCTGCGTTTAAAGCATCACCGTTTGGCAGCTTGCTGACCTCGTCTTCAATGTTACGGACGCTGTACTTGAGAGTTGGCAATGGTTTGACTTGGTAGTCTTCCACGCTTTCTTCGCGTGTAACAGGCATGGGGATAGATGCGTACTCGTTAATTGCACCTTTTTGAGCGTAGATACGCTCAGGCCACTGCTTTACATAGTCAAATTTATCAGGGTCATTCTGTTCAGACCAACGAATGTCACCCCTTAAGACGACGGGCATTGTCTCTTTGCCTTCAGCAAGCAAGGCACGGGCACGGTGTCTTCCCTCATGACCTGTCACACGCAGACCATCCTCGTATTTCTCATATACCTCAAGGTATGGGATAGTCGTGAATTTAGTGCCGGATTTGACGCGCTGTTCGGCATCATCCTGCTTGCGCTTGGAGTGACCAAATTCAGCCAACTTCAAGAAGTCGGTGATGGGCATACTGACAAGCTTCTCTTTAGATTTATATCCTTGCTCAGAAACATCCGCTACCACGGCGGGATCAAAGTTGTCGGTGGCATCACGCAGGCTGTAACGGATGTCAGGATTGGTAGCGTCGTATGTACCTACATTGCCTGTGACAGATTTAATCTGCTCCGAGTCATAGACTGCAAGGTTTTTATTACCGCCTTCTCTAACATAGAAGCCATCAAATTTTGCGGCCCTGATGGCCCCTTGAATGGTGGGGTTCTCAATGGTTTTCCAACTTCCATCCTCGACAGCCTCACGCCACATGTCGGAATTTTTTAATTTAGCCATTACCCTATTAACATGCTCTGAATTATCAAAGTCAAAAGGATCCTGTGCGCTAACATAGACAGGCATTACATTTTCGCCCGTCTCCAAATATGGCTCAACAAATTTGGCAATATGGTAATCAATGCCATATTTACTCATGTTGCCATTGGTCATGCCGGTTTGATAGGCGTATTGGGCATCTGCTTTGTTAAGAACGCCATTAGCTACAGCCAGCTTGGTGGCTTGCTTTAAGACCACATCTTTAATTTCATCGGGTAACTCTTTGAGTTTTTCCTTAACAATGTACTCCTTGGACATGTCTGCAAAGCCTGCGGCAAAACGAGGGTTGTCCGTAACAAAAATTGCATTTGCTTGCTTGGGTTTAAACTCATCAATATCGCGGGCAGTGCCGTGGTACATAACCTTTGGTCGGTTAAATACATCAACAATTTTGCTTTTACCAAACCATTTTTTAAACTCAGGTGTATCAGGAGCCTCACGCAGACTCATCTTGGCGATGGGGATAACCTTCTTAGAAGACTTAAAGCCAAACTGCGCTTGATCCAAGATGGTGACAGACTTGCCGTCCCGCTTAGGATCGTACTCAACAAAGAAGCCTTCAGTCTCTTTGGACGCAGTCTTCTCCTTTAGCGTAGACGCTTTGTTACGCAGGCCAATGATCATGCCCTGTTTAAACAGATTGCCGTCTTCACCGGGCTTAGGATCTAAGAACCGGGCATCGTAGTTATCACCGTCCCAAACTTGGTACGTCTTGCCGGTTTCTTCATCCACAACCGTGTCGGGCAGGGCGCTCTTGCTTGAGAATGCCATAGCCACGTTGTCGCCACGATCCAAGCGACCACGCATGGAGTTCCAATTGTTGGTTTTGTGGGATACCTTCTCGCCAGCAATGATCTGACCCACACCTGTGGAGCTATATGTCAAGTGGTGGTTGTCAGCAACCTTGTCACCGTTTAGCTTGGTGTAGTCATAGAACATCGTGTCAGGATGTGCTTCAAAAATAGGCAACCACATCTTGGGGCGGAAATCAGATGTAACGTTTAAACGGATAGCAGGCTGATAGACTTCCTTCTCGAGGGTCTCCATTGCGCCTGACTCTTTGTTCTTCTTGCGCTCAGTTTCCTTAGCCGCCCACTTCTCAAACATAGAGATCTCGTGGTTCAACAGAACCGCAAACTCTTCAGGGTGAACGACCAACGCCTCAGTCTTGAGGTACTGCATCATGCGTGGGCCTGCACGGAAGGCGCTCTTCTCAATGCCTTGAGCATCTTCTGATGCCGCACCGCCATACAAGAAGTTGCCACCGGATGTCTCGCCAAGGCACAAGCCTTCGCAGATCGCAGACTGTGGGCAAGAGCTGAGCTTCTCAGTAATCTGCTGGGCAGAAGCCAAACCAAGACCCATAGAGGCAACGCTCTTGTCGCCTTTGGTCAAGCCGTAGTCGCCTACACGGGTCTTCTCTAACTTACCGTTCTCGCTGAGCAACGTGCCGATGTTGTGCTCTCGCTTGAGCAGCCCGCGTACTTGCTTTAAACGAGCCTTCTGGTCTGCTGGGGACATGTCGTTGTACTCAGCCACAGCATCACCCATACGTTGAGCCATGTCTGCGTCAGAGAATGTGTCAACGATGCCTTCCTTGCGGGACTTCTGAATGCTAGACAGATTCATCTTGCGGTTGAAGAACTCGCCCTGTGCGATTGGCACATAGAAGTCTTTACGACCGTCTTTATATTCCACGTCATCAATCTGAAGCAGGGACGGATTGATGTTTAAAAGCACTGTGCTGCCGTCAAATTCTTGGTCAAAGTTGCCGGAATTATTGACAATCTTGCCACCGTTAGATTCGTTGGTCAGATAGATGCGTGAGCGTCCTTCTGCAAGGATCTTCTTAGAGGCGTTAAGCTTAACTGCGTTGTCCTTGGTGGTGTGGTAATACACCGTGACTGTGCCATCCTTATTCAAAGGAATGCCAAGGACAGGATCAATGCCGTACTTGTCTGCGGTCTTGAGGGAGAACTTCGTGGCAGGAGTGTTTAAAGGCAGATCTAAACGGCCTTCAGATACGTATGGCAGGATGCCGTTCTTCAGGGCGTACTTGTCAGCCTTCTCTTCGTCTTCGGGCGTAGCCTTCCATGCGTTCTCTTGGGATGGGATGTTCTTGGGAGAAGCTTTAAGTTTGCCGGCTTCAATTTGACCAAAGATATCCTTGTAGCTTTGGAAGCCACGGCCATGCAAATAGTTACTCAAGGCATCAAAGAAGTTGCGCATCTTATTTAAGAGCGCAGTCAACATGCCCGCAGGAGCTTTGGAAGAATCAAAGTCGCCAAATGCATCAGCGATAGCTTCTTCCTGAATGTCAAACTCAGAAAGACCAAGCTTTTGGTATGCCTCATAACGAGTCACAACCGTGCCGTCTTCAAGCGTAGCTTTCTTAGACTTCAGGTACTTGTTAACCCATTCTTCCCTAGCCATGCGTTGCAAAGCTTTCCACTGCTGAGGAGTGAAGAAACCAAGTTCCTTCAAGGCGTGTAGCGCCTCATGGCGCATAGTGCGGATAGGGTTCTGCGCATCGACTGCAAGTTGAATAACCTTGGCGGCATAGGAGCCGTCGGCTTGGTTATCAATAGCCTTGACAATCTGTAGAGCTACGTCGCCAAGACCAAACTTGTCCAACGTCTTGCGCAGATCTGCAACCTTCTGTTTGGACTCAGGTGTCTCAGGTACAGGCTTCTCTTGCTCAATGGTTTGAAGGACTTCAGAAGCTTTCTTGCCTGTGGTGGGAGGTGCACTACGGCGACGGTTCTGTTCAGCCGCCGCACGGTTAGCCAAGCCACCAAACTTCTTATCAGACACCAAAGCATCAAGAGCTTCGTCTGACAGGTCGGCAAGAATGCTTTCCTCTGCCGCTTCACGGGTTGGGAATGTGCCCGTCTCTTTGCCTTCTTTGGTGATGGTAAAGCCGGTACGGGCGACAGGTTTAGATCCAACAGGCTTAGATACAAGCTTGGCTGTTAAGTTTTCAATTTCTTTGTAGAGAGCATCGATGCGCTTACCAAGGAGATCTTCCTTGGCGGCTTGACGTGTTCTCTTCTGTTTGTACAAGTCGCTGTCAAAATCCCCAGCGGCTTCCATCTTCTCAAGCTCACGTTTGCCTTGATTGACCGTGTCTTCGTACTTCATTACCTCTTGAAGCTTTTCAGCGGCAATCTCTTGGCGGTCTGCGGATAGCTGATCAATCTTGCCCTGCACCGCCACTTTATCCAAAACAGTGGGGAACGGTTTACCGCCAGCTTCGGAAGTAATTTGGTAGCCTTCAGGCTCTTCACCCTCTTTAAACTGACGCTCAGTGATGTCATAACCTGCGGGTAAACCCGCACGAGGCTTAGATGGAATAACAGGCGCAGCTTTAGGAGCTACTTGCGTCAGTGTTGCTTCACGTACGTTTAAACCTTGCTTTTTAGCAGCAGCATCCGCTGCGGCTCGTGTTGGGTACGTTGAAACAAGCTGGTCGTTCTCTGGCTTGTATGTTCTGTAAACGGTCTGTTTACTTTCAGTAAGGTCGCCGCTCTTGATCGCAGTATCAAGTACTGCACGGGCATCACGGTCTGTCTCAAGGTTAGTGGCTTCCTTGATCTCTTCAAGGATTGTGTCCACTGACAAGGGTTTGCCGCCACGCTCGTCAAACGTCAAGCCAACCATTTTGACTGCGTTGTTGTACTGAGACTGTTTAAACCTAGATGCGTTAGTGCCTTCTGGCAAAACAATCTGCTGCCCGGTCAGGTTGGCAGGCATGTCAGCCAATGCTTTAAACGCAGCATATATCTGCGGCTCAGACATTTCTTGCAGGTTGTCTACACCGGTGGTGCGGGCAAGGAAGTCATTAAACCCCTTGGTTCCCGTTGCAATGTTCTTTTCAATAGCGGCATTCTCTACGTCCTTGGCCGTAAAGTTCTGCTCACCGGTGTAACCTGTTTTGGCGGCAAGGATAGAGTCCAAAGCGGCCTTCTCGCCCTCTGGATTCACCGCAGTCATTGCGTCCTTTACGTCCTCAATAGAGTATGTCTTGAGACGTGGCAGTCCGTTGTCTTTGCGGTACTGATTGAGATAACTTGTAATTTCAGGGCCAAGCTCATCGGGTGTGAGGTTGCCAATAGGGTTCTGAAGCGGAGGGGCTTCTTCTTGAGGGGTGATAGTAGATGCAGGGGCAGGGAGGGCTAAAGGTTGGCCGGTCAAGCCAAACTGTTCTTTAGCTTTATCAAGCTTGGCTTGCTCAGCCGCAATGGCTTCGCGTTCTTGTTTTGCGTATTCTTCTTTGGCCGCCATCTCGTTGGCGACAAACTCCTTACGCATAGAAGAAAGCTTGGCAGGGGAAGTGACTGCGCCTAATCCACCACCTATTAAAGCGTCGTTGATAGCTTGGGCAGCTACGCCTTGCAGTAAGTCTGTGGGGATGCCTGCTTGAGTCAGGGCGACGTTAGTACCAACCTGACCTGTAGAGGCTTGTAGCGCCTCTGGCAACGCCTCTTCCAATGTATTCCTACGCAGAGCCTGTCCAAATGTAGGCTCAGGCAAACCTTTAGCGGCTTTATCAACTTTAGGAGCGGCACGACCAAGGGATCCAAGCGCCCGCTCAATACCAAGAGCGCCTTCTAAGCCACCAACGGCACTAGAAGCAAATTGACGTGGCAAGTTCTGTAATGAGTATTCTGCGGCCTTTTGAGCCAAACGTTCTGCTTCAGGCTCAGAGAAGCCCTTGGCAAGCAACTCTTGCTTAACCACTTCATAGTCTTGGCCTTTCTGACCGCCAAGACCCATCAACGCACCGATACCGGTGGCGGGATTCTTAGCGGCAGACAATGCTCTAGCGCCCATGCCAATACGACCCGCAGTTGCGGCGGCGGCGGCAGGAGGAGCCAAAAAGCTACCCGCAATAATAGGTGCGCTAGAGAATAGAGCTTGAATACCGGCTTGTAGGGGAGCTTCAGACAAGCCACCCAAAACAGCTTTAATCTCTTCAACAGTATTGCCTTCTGCGGCTTTCTTAATCTCTTCACGACGAGCAATCTCGGCCTGACGCTCGGGAGTCATTGACTCACCGGCGGCTTGTTGGATGTCTCCAAGGAATTTAGAGGCTGTATTGCCTGCGCCTGCAAGGTCAGTTAAAGCTTTAATACCACCGGCCAATCCTTGACCTGCGGAGAGGGCTAAATCTTTAGTAGAAAAGGCGGCAGTCTTAGGAGGCGGTGCATTAATCTGACTCTGTACGGCTTGCCATGCTTCGTCATCCGTTAAAGGGCGTGGGGAATCTACACGGAACCTTCCCTTGCCCGGGACTGCAATTTCGTACTGAGGCATGTGTCACCTACTAAATATTATGAACCAATTTTCGTTACTGTAACACCTTCAGGCTTCTTTGCGGGCACTGCATCGGGCAGCCCTGAGCCTTCCGTGCCACCGCGACGTTCTTTAGCAATAGCGTCTTCCATCATGGTCATTTGTCGTTTAAACAATGGAGAGTTAGGGTCTAAGAATTTCATGGTTGTAGCGTATTTGGCTCGGATGTCAGAAATACGTTTTTCAGTGGCCGCATCGTTTTTGCCTTCAGCCACACCCGCTTGACCCGCATACGTAGCAATAGCGGCACGTTTAATTGCCTCCTCTATTGAAATTGTTGGGTTGTCCTTCTTAATAAGGAGGGCACGTCCAAGCAGATCATCACGGTTACCGGCAGATGCGCTAATGCCTGCCTTCTTGAGGTCGTTTAAACGGTTCTTTTCATTCTCAAGCGCCGTTTGGATAAGCTCACGCTCTTTATCCTCAGACAAGCCAAGGGACTGAGCAATCGCTTTCTTATCTGTGATGATGCGATTTTTCTCAGCCTGAGTAAGTTCAAACATACCTTTCTTCTCGGCAAACAAAGCATCAGACTTCTTAGCACCCAACTCAAGGATCTTGTCCATAAGAGCGTTCTCTTGCTCTTCAAGAGTCAAACGTTTCTTTTTCTGCAATGCACCCGCTCTAGAACCTGCGTCATACCAAGTTGTGCCGCCTGCTTCGGCGATGTTGTCAAGGTAATCCATCAAGCCTTCAAAGCCGGACTTAGGCGCTCTTTGTTGCGCTATCTTCTGTTTACGAGCCTCAAGCTCTGCGGCAGTCCTGTCATAGATAGACAGGTCACGAGCGCCAACCTCTTTGTCGTACAGCGCCTTTAGATCAGCCATAGCTTTGGCAGGATCTTCTTTAAGACGGTCACGCTCATAGGCGCGGCCTACGCCCATAGAAGGAATGCCGGCCAACTCTTTCAAGCCGCCGGGCATTGGTGCGCTATCAGCGTTTACACGAGTAGTTGCTTGCGTTTGTTGTGTTGTAGATGGTCTAGGTGGTTTAGGTGCTGAAACATTTGTAGGCGCAACAGCTTCTGCACTAGGCGTAGCCGCCAAGTTAAACAGTTTGTTAGTCTCCATTGCATCCGCCTGAGCGTTAGGCGTGTATGAAGATTTCCCAGCGTTTACTTCTTGTGCAGCGTTAACATCCTTGGTCTTTTCCATAAAGGCCACAGGATCCGCTTGGAATGCGGGGTTCTTTACAACGGTAGGGTTTTCCCCAATAAATGAGCGCAAAGCACTCTTTTTGTCATAGTCCTCTGAACCCTTGGTGAAGTAACCAATAGGAGCACCTTCTTGTTGGATACGCTGTTGCAACAGACGGGCGGCTTTCTCTTCTTCGGTCTCTGTAAACGCACCTTTTAGCTTTTCCGCAAATGCACCGATATCTTTGACAAAAGAACTCTTTGTACCGTCAAAGCCAATGATTCCACCTTCAGCATAAGCTTCACCCACGTTAGTGGATAAAGCGTCAATGCCTTGGGGTTGCTCTTTAGGCTGTGGTGTGCCATCGGGCAGGATAGGAGGCTTCTGCTGTAAACGCTGTTGTTCACGAGCCATCTGCATCATACGAGCCTGCAAAGCTTGCTGTGCAAGTTGCTGAGTGCTCTGCGCCACGGTAGGCATGTTTGTAGGAATCTGTAGGGCTTGTTGAATGCCCATAGCTTCTTTGCCCTCCGCTATGTCGTTTAAAGCCATCAACTGACGCAGATCTTTGGGGATCCCGCCATTCTGCTTCTTGTCTTGGTCTACCTTACGAGCCAGCGGCGCAGGCTGCGTTGCATACGTAGACGCAATTTGATTAACGGACGGTTGTGTAAACATTTAGATGTCCTTAAGCGGGAGTTTTAATGCCAAGTGCCGCCAACAATTCATTGACCGTTCTTGCACCTTTAGCGGCTGCTACGATTGCGCTCTCTGAGCCTGTGTTATACGCCTGAGAAGCCAATGGCATACCCTGCAACAAAGATTGTTGGAATTGCAACATCTTATATGGGTTAGCACGGGCTTCTTCAAACTGCGCTCTGTCGGCTGCAATGCCTTCAGACTCAATGCCACGCTCTGCTGTACCGGCGGCAAGTTGTTGAGCCAAGTTTGCCAAACCAACTTGGTTTTGTTGTACGCCTAAGCCGCCTTGAGTAGTTGCTGCTTGCAAACCGGTGTTTAAACCTTGAAGTCCGTAGTTTGCGCCAAACTGCGCTTCTTGCGCCTTACGGGCTTGGTCTGCGTTGAACTGCGCCATAGCATTGGTAAACGCTGTGTCGTAGCCTTTGCCTGTGATTCCGGCCTGTACATCAGCCAAATTGCGCTGTGTTTCCGTGTCCATGATGGCTTGACGGCCACCGCCATAAGCGCCAGCCTTGGTCATTTGGCCTGCGTTTTGTTGTTGCGTAATTTCAGATTGACGACGAGCGGCCTCCAACTGTGGAGTCAATATCTTGTCAAGATACGGATTCATGTAGTTGGTAAGCTGCGTAGAATCAAACGATGTTGTTGTTGGGGTGTAAGCTAAATCTTTAGCTTTGGTAGCAATACTGCCAGCCGTAGTGGCCGCATTACCAATACTTGCAGGGGTAGACAAGTTGGTGGCGTTGGTAAACGCAGACGCAAGGAGGGGAGTTGTGCCCGCAGTCAAATCACCTGTGTACGCCTGATACGGCATTTGAGCCAAAGCTTGGCCTTGACCAAGCATGTTGGTTACATATGGGCCTGCCCAATTAGAAAGGTTGGACTCTGTACCTGTAATGCCCAAACCCGCAAGCTTGCTGGCTGAAGTCGTACCACCCTCTTGAAAATGCTTTACCTTACCACCAGCCGCATAAGCCGCCGCCAAACCACCGGGCATAAACTTGTCGGGGTTGATCTTCTTGCCTTGCTTCTTGTTGCCTGTACGTGCCATACGGATTTTGTCCATCATTTGGTAGAGCTTCTTCGCACCGGCATCAGAGTTGCCGTTACCCATGTGGGATACTACATCCGCAGGAATAACAAATTCTCCGTGGCTTAAAGCTGCGGGTTGATCTGCCCCAATCCTAGCGGGCAGTTCATCTGCCATGCCGTCTGTCCCGCCTTGCAAGTAACGGCCTTTAGCCATTCCGCCTTCAGCCAACCCATCACCACCACCAGCATAATAGAAATCTTCAATCAACCCTAAATTTTGCAAAGAATCAGCTTGAGGGTACAGCATCTCCATGCCTGCGCCCGCATCCCAATAGGAGAAGGGGTTGTCAGCAGAGGGCGTGTTTACGGCGGCATTGTTGACGACGTTATTAGCCGCAGCGTTGTTGGTCGCGGTATTGTTAGCCACCAAGTTGGTTAAACCTACATTTGCATTGTTGCTAGTTGCCAAGTTTGCAGCGTCAGCACCGGTTTTAAGCTCTGCAAGTTGACTAGCGGTTTTTGACGCATTAGCGGTGTTTTGATCCGCAATCGAGGCAGTCACACTTTTACCAAAATCCAAGCCGGTAATGCCCGCATTAGATGTTTTGGCTGTATTGGTGTTTGCAGTGTTGGCTGTATTTGCCGTATTGGATTTGTTGGCTGCATTCATCTCCGCTATGGCAGCTAAATTTTCTGGTGAACCCGGAGTATTAACTTTGGTGTAATTACTTGTGGGTATACCGGATGTTTTTTCATAGTTTGCAATCCACTCGGGGGTTGGAGTGTGGCCGCTATCTTTCGCTACTCTTCGCACCTCGTCACTCCCGCCATATTTGTTCATGTCTGCCGATTTTGCGCCGCCCGTATGGGATTGATACATTAAAAAGTTGGCAATCTGTGGTGTCAGACCAAACTTATTAACGGGCGTAGTGCTACCGGCATAGGTTTTTTTTAAGTTGGTAGTGTCAACTGCAGTGTTCCCTGTGTTGCCCGTATTTCCCGTATTTCCTGTATTTCCCGTAACTGCCGTATTTGAGCCGGTAGTTCCGGTGTTTTGAGTGTTTAAAGCAGCAAGGCCCGCAGCACGAGCGTCCTCAATAGCTTTAAGCTCATCTACTTCTTTTTTGGTGTTGAAGTACGTTACATCGCCACCGTAGTTAATGCCTTGGCCGCCAGCACGACGGGGCTTGCCGCCAATCATTTTAGGAGGTGCGGTAATCATGTTGCGACCGGCGTACAGCGTTGGAATACCGCCTTGGTAGCCTGCGCCGGAACCGCCTTGATTGCCTTGGTTTGCATTAAACGCAGCTACTGTACCGCCAAGCAATGTTGCAATTTTGCGGAAGTCTAAAGCGCCATTGGTGGTGTAAAGATTCTTAGCAAACCCTGCCAACTTGTCCATCAAGCCGGGATCAGAACTATAGCTGTAAGCATCTGGCATCACATAGTTGTTGGATGTATTGCCTGCCGGGTTGTTAAAAGCATCGCTCTCAAGCGTCAAGTAGTCAGTATTTAGATTGGTCAGACCTGACGTATCGCCGCTATTGCCGGGATTATATTCACCAAAATTTAAATCAACAGACATCTTTAACCCCTTAATAATCGTGCAAGGGCATCTATATCAGCAGATGCCAAGTTTTTAGGTGCTCCAAGATCACGTAGCTTGTAAGCGATATCCCCGCCAAACAACTCTTCCATCAATTTTATATTGGCATACGGGTCTTGGCTAGGGGCATTTTGCCCCTGAGCCGCAGTTTGTTCTGCGGTTTTCTTCTTGATAGGCACACAGCTTTTGCCGTCTGCGCTTAATTCAAAGCCTTCGGTGCATTTGATAGGGCCGGTGGTCTTAACAATCGGGACGCAAGACTTGCCGTCGGCACTGAGTTTAAACCCTTCACCGCATTTGATTGGCGGAGGTTTAGTGGTTGTTGGCAGGACACATTGACCGGTTTCTGCGTCACGGACATACCCTTCGGGGCAGTCTTTCTTTGTATCATCATCAACTTTGATGTCGTCGTCTTTTTTGTCTTTAATAATAAGCTCGTCTATCTCATCGTCTTTTTTCTCATCGTCTTTGTCGTCTTTTTTGGTGGTGTCTAGCTCGCCAATAGTGCCCTTGATGCGATTCCCCGTAATATCTAAGCTGTCAATATTGTCGCCCTTGACGGTTTTGTCGCCAACAAAGGAGTCGCCAAAGTTAGAGTTAAACATGGCAAACAAATCATCGTTTGTTAATTTGCTTGCGTTTAAATCGCCGGTATTTTTAATGCCTTTGTATTTTAAAAGGTCTGCCAACTCATCATCAAATGTGCTGGGTGTACCCTGTGCAATCTTGTCCAAGTCGCCTTGGTTTTGATAGAACATGGCAATATCGTCTGCAAAATTGTTTGCGTCAAACTTTTGCACAAAATCGTCTTTGACAACCCAAACCCCTTTACCCGGAAGGATGGAGTAGTCTATATAAGAACCCATCGGCTTGGTCTCTTTAAGAAACTTGCCTTCTGAGTCATAAACCTCTTTAACATCATCGGCCACACTAAGCAAACGCAGACCGGCAGGCGGTGTAAAACCAGCAGGTACAGATTCTTGAAACAAAGGAACTCCGGCAACGTCTATTGAATATGGGCCAGCAACCTGAGTGCCGCCCGGCAGTTGGAAGTCATCATCCGTGCCAGCATCTGCAACTTTAGTGCCTTTGCTTGTGTTTTTCATTGCCTGCGTAGCGGCAGAGAATGCAGCACTGATTGCCTCGTTAGGGGAAAGCTTTCCATCATTCAATGTAGACGACACAATGTTGGTGACAAACTTCTTCTCTGTAGCGTTTAAACCATCAAAGCCGGGAATCTCACCAAGGACTGCGGTTGTTGCTGCCCCCACACCTTGATTAATAAGAAGGCTACCAAGGTCTGCATTGCCTCCACCAGCAACATACGACCCCGCAGTTTTGCCAATAATATCTGACCCCGTCTTGCCAAACACATCTTTAATGTCTTTGGCAAAGTTTGCACCGGTCTCGCCAAACAAGTTTGTATCCACGCCTGTGTCAGTCAAGCCCTTAAACGCTTCTTGACCAAGTTGAGACAAAACGTATGACTTGAAAACATCTTTTGCGTCTTTGCCCATTGCTACGTTTAAAGCGGCATTACCTGCTGGGCCACCAATCCAAGTTGCGCCAATCTGTGCAATGGCGTTAAGTATGGGGTCGTTCCCTAGCAAGTTAACAAGATCGTTAGAAGAATGGCCGGTAGTATAAAAATAAGGATTTCCCTTGTCGTCAAAATGAACGCGGTAAGCAGTGTTGCCTTTGCCCGAAGTTGTTCCTGACCAAATATTTTCAGACCCGCTTTTGTCGTAATCGCCAAGCAGAGTTTGTCCGGTAGTTTTATTGCCAATAATTTTTTGAATGCCTGTTGGCGCTGTGTAAGCAGTTTCAGCTGTACCCGCATCACCGCCAGAATATACAGTGCCCTGTGTAACTAATTTAGCATCAACAGGATTGCCTTTGGAGTCTTTGTACCCTACGATACGCGCCTCTATAACAGGGCCGTTTTCATCGTACCCACCTGTATTCACGTATTCAACTATCGGCGTAACAGCCTCATCAACTGTTTTATCAACCAAACCAACTTCTGTAATATCTTTAACGCCGGAGGCATACAAATTTTCGGCCATAGCGCGAGCATTAGCTTGGGCAGAACCCCAGCCTTCACCCGTCCACTTAGATGTGGTGTTTTGAGCCAAAATTTGTTGCGTCAGTTTGTCTACAATTGTGGTATCTAAACTGTAATCTTTACCTTGAAATTGCTTTGTATAAAAATTTAAAGGGTCTGTGGTAGGGGAAGTTGGGCCTGCAACTACGCCTTTATTTGCCTCGCCAACTACTCCTGCGTTAGTAGATGGCGGCGCAAAACCCGCAAGTCCGGTCAAATAGTCCCAATTTTTATCAGTTTGTTTTCCATATTGAGTGTCTGCTGCAGTACGAATCTGCGCATCATTGAAGCCTGAACTCCGCTTATCTGCGTATAGCTTGGCAAGATCTGTTTCCGACATGCCGGTAATGTTTTTGGGCAAGTCAATAACGGGTGCAGCCGTGTTTTTATATTGATAAGCTTGCATTAACTTATCAAAGTCAGATACTTCTTCTGTCTTCTGATAGCTTTGCATTAGCTTTTCAAATTCTGTTGGCTCTGCCATGTTTAAACCTTGATCTTTAAGCGGTTGTCGGCAGTGTCTCTGTACACTTCGCCCACACGCAGATTAGCCAAATCAGCTTGTGTTGGCAAGGTATCAATGTTGATATTTAACTGCGCAATATTGATTGGTTGAATAGCGTTTAAACGTTGAAAGAACAAGTTCAACACATTCAACATTTGGCCCATGTAAGCTGCGTCATACTCTGGCGGTGGAGCCGGTAGGCGCGGTGGAGCTTCTTGCATAAAACTCATGAGTTACCCCTTCTACCGTCTGATTTGATGTCAATACGAGGCGCACCTAACTGCCATGTTGTGCCAACCTGCGTTGATTCCATTTGGAATATTAACTGCCTACCACGGACACGAATGTACACCTGCCCTGTAAACTCCTCAATCGGGGCGGTGGCAATACGCTGAATAGAAGCATTGCTTGTATTTGCCGTAGAGCGTGGATCAGTTGCGCCTGATCCTGAGTTCTCAAACGGGATCAAAGTCATAGTACATTGAGGTGTACCGCTGGTAGAGCCACGGAAGGTCAAGTCAGGCAGGACGCGCCAAATGAATCCAAAGTTATGACCGTCGTCAATGTCAAACTCAGAAGAGCCGATCAAGGCGCTGATAGCCGTAGTTGTGGATGTAGCGTTGTCGTCCACGCCAAGTTCATGGTTGACCAAGTTATTGATATAGGTTGCACCCAAGGGGTAGTTACGTAAGCCCGAATCAAGCCACGCAGATCGTGCCATCGTGCCGTAGTACCAGATGTCCTCAAGGTAGTTGTAAATAACGTACTTGTCCACGGTATTGCTACCGGCAGAACAATAGAACCACCACGCCTCATTAAAACCTTCGTTGGTTCCGGCAAAGACTTGGCACGCCTGCGTTAAATTAATGTCGCTAAAGATGTACTGCCGCAGGTCGCAACGCAAAGTCTGCACACGTCCGTCGTATTTGTAGAACTTGTCTACGCCCATCCAATACACCACGCCGGAGGCTAGGCAAACTGCGTTAGGGCCGATAATTGATACGTTGTCTCCCAACAGTTGAGAAGCCCAAACCACGGGCGGCCCAACGTATTGAAGCGAGTAGATGGCGGAGTCCGTAAACACCACAATCTCTTGACGGGCTTGGATGGACGTGACAATTTCAGAGCCATGAGACAACTGCAAGCTACCGGCTTGGTTTGTTGGGGCAGGAGTCCAAGTGAGGAAGTCTTCTTGATCCGACCAGCGAATCAACATGGGGTTTAAGGTAGATGAACTGTAGTCATCGCAACCAAACGCAAACACAAAACGGCTTGCGTCAGACACAAATACAGACAAAACCACCGATGGCACATCTGCGTCTGCTCCCACAATGCTAGATACCAACACTGCACGGGTGTTTAAACCATTAGTTTGATCCCAATAATACAAACCGCCGCCACGGGGATTTAGCAACAAGTCTTCACCAAAGTTAGATTGACTCCACAAACGCAGAGAAGACGTAGATCCTCCGCCTGTGCCCCAAAGTCCAGCGCCCCATGCTCCAGCACCCCAGCCTGTTAGTGGAACTGCGTATTCAGGGCCAACGTTGATTTGATAAGCGGCAACAACGGAAGCACCGCCACCGGGAGAGCCTGCAATAGCTGTGGCGTTTGGCGTGACTGAAATAACAATGGTATATGTGTTGGCATTAACAACCGTGACTTCAAACTCTTGGTTTAGAACCGCCGCCGTAACGTTGGTTCCGCCCGAGCCAATATCTACCGCGCCGCTAAAGGTTACAAAGTCGCCCGTCACGCAGCCATGAGCAGTGTCTGTTACCGTGACTGTGGTGGATGCCGTCAGCGCAAACGGGTTGTTGTTGATAGTAGGTGCAGGAACTACACGCAGGGGCGTAATGTCGTTGTACGAGCCACCTGACTCAATGTAAAACTTTAAGTTAGTGCCCACTCCAACAAGGTTAGCACCACCAAGTGTGACCCAATTCCACAATGACCGGCATACACCTTCGTAAGTCTCATCGGAGATGCGAACCCAGCCGCCAATCTTCTCGGGGGTTCCAGCGCGAAACCGAACCTTCTCAGACTCATACCATCCACCAGCCGCATTAGTGCCGGAATTTACAGACCCTAAAGCCTCGGATGCGTACCGTGTGTTTTCGC